GAGGAGGATAGTTATCGTAGGCATGCTTTGTAACGTGATCAAGTTCTTTAAAGAGGTGATCAAATCCTACAAAGGCTGCAGGTGGAAATGAAGTTGTGTTGATTCGTCTGCTTGTCATTGTGTTCTCCTTTTTCAAGCAAGAATATTAAGAGCCAGGTTCTCCTGCGCTCAAGTGTATTTATCCTAAAAGGCAAAAATAAGCTATACCATTACAGAATACCTGGTATTACCTTTTAGGATAAAATTATTTATTACCGATGTTATATTTCGGGCAGAGTTCCCATTGCTCTTTTTCTTTGAATGGGATAATTTTAATTTGACGAAGAGGCGCCAATTGTAATGTATCACCCTTTTTAGCAAACTGAATTAGCCCCCAGTCACTTAAAAGCATAGCAATACTATTTCTACGTTGGATATCATTTACTTCAAGATTGGATTTTTTACCATCGAGAAGAAATAACTCTTTAAAATGCACAATAAAATACCTACCCTGCTTATGCAAGATATGGCAAGATTGATACAATTTCTTATCTTTACGGGATGCTACACCGATTCGTGTTAGTGTTTCTCTAACCTTTAGGAAGTCATCGGGTTCATTCAATGTAACTTCAAGCATGTCAGATGGTGTCCATTGGACATTATTTTTTTGTTCTACCACCTTTGTTCACCTTTTCTCTCAAATTCATTATTTGGTCGGATGAGAGAAGGGGCAAAACTTGTCGGGCTTTTTCATTACTATAGCCATAATATTCTTTTACCACTTCAACATCATTAACCAATTCAGGTTTATTCCATTTAGAAAAGCGTTTTCGCTTTCTGACAATATTTATGAGAAAATGATATTGTAGTTTTTTGTCTAAACTGGCATGTTTATTCATCTCATTGACCATTAATACGGTATCATTAAAGTATGAGAGTGAACGATTTACAGTAAAAGGAATGTATGCCTTTTCTGCCAAATCATCTATCATTAAATCTTGTTTAGTGGTATTAATAGAGTTCACATATTCAAATGGGTTCATTATCTAATTCCTTTTGTATAAGGTGAGATATCTCATCAGTTATACAAATTTTGTTTCCATCATTATCAAAAGCCCACATCCATATATCAGCAGGTTTAAGATTATTCTCTAGGCAATACTGTGCCTGAATAGGTTTCGCGTGACGAGTTATATAGTTGCAATCAAAAAGAGGAAGGATATTTTTGGCTACTTCTGTTGCAAATATATTGTAATAACTATATCCAAAATGTTCTGATATAGGAACAGTTAATGTCATCGGCAGACTATCCGAAAACACTATACCCGACCTGATACCACCTAAAAGAAAATTCTTACTCATACTGAATGCAACAGCATCAAATACTTCTAGGCTTGTGTCAAGTGTATCGAATGTAGTTCCATAAAAAGCGCAATCTAAAAAGATCTTAGATCCATTATTTTGACATATGGAAATAAGATCTTTTAGCCATGGAGTAATACCACCTTCGTGATTAGGTTGACTAACTATAACATAACTGTTTGGCTCAATCAAATCCAATCTAGCGCTACTGATACCTACGTTATTATACGACATACAGAGCACTTTGTAAAATTTATAATCAGTATCAAACCAGTATATTTTATCATACTTGTTATATACATGTGCTAACTGGTGCGTTAAAGCCTCATGGATGCCATTAGTAATTGCCCACTCTTTTTTATTTTCAGCACCTGAAAACTTTGATATCCATTCAACCCAAGCTTCTTTACACTCAACTAAATCGTCAAAATTGCCTTTATTTTTTATAGGTGTTTTTGCCAAAACCTCAGAGATTTGGTATGGTAAAAAACTATACACCGTCATATCAGTTCTTTCAATCTAGGAGCAAGTGTAGGACTAATCTTTGAAAGCCATTCGTTAATTTCATATAAAGCATATGGTTTAAGATCATCGGTCCTGCGGCGCATATATTTAAAATCAAACATAATAACTTTACCGTCAAGCTTAGTCATATTCGATAACGCGCCATTCAATTTATACACATCAATCTCTTTGAAATACTTATATATCTCAACTATTTGATCTTCAATATCCGGTATGTCATCATAACCTTGAATTAAAAGATCCGGACCGTAATATTCTTGAGTAACGGATTTCTCATTCACATTAATTTCAACGAGTTTTGGCACCCAAGGCAAACCATGCAATTGTATTTGACTAGCGACTTCAGCTTCCCATTTCTGATTTATATATTCAGGCGTTTGTATAGTCTGTTCTCCCGAAACAGTAATGTTATCGGGATTATAGTATTTTTTTATAAATCTTCTGTCTTCGCTTAAATAAACCGAAGCAACTCTTCCAATGTTAGGATCCGGATGTACAAACCTATCCCATTTCATCACATTCGATACCACCATCAATAGAAGGCCACATAACGCGTTCAATTCTCTCTTCAAGTTTTTGTTTAGTAAGAGCTGTAGATTCCCCCTTCTGAACATTAACGGTATCAAAGTAAAGCTGAGGGACTGTTTTATAACCTTGTTTTTTAAACCATTCCATAGCAGTATCACTATTAGAAATGTTAACCTCTTGATAAGAGAAACCCCACTTTTCAAGGTTCTTCTTTAGGTTCTTACAGTAAAAGCATTCATCTTTAGTATAAATTGTTAGCATATTATCTCCTAAAATGATGTTACTGCGTCTACCAGAATTTGAAGACGCATAGTGTCCATAGCAATATCATGACGAGGATCGTGAGCAATAAAGTGTTCAGCCAAATCATCTGGAACAAAGTTGTTTTTGATATAGCCAGTAATAGCTAGACCTTCGATGTAACTGATTGTATCACGAACATCCCACCACGCATATGGCTCTGGGTTACCAGTTGCTTTCATAAGAGAAGTCATAAACACCGGATCAAATGTATTTCGGCGTGTATATGTTAATCCGGGATAATCCGGCATATTTTCTCTATAAAACGAATACAGTTCAGAGATAGGTCGGTCAAGTGATGGGTTAGGAGCAATAGACTTTTGGGCTTCTTTACTCTGATTACCCCACCACTCAACGGTATCTTTACAAATTGTACGGCCGTAATTTTTAACCTGATCTACAACATCAAACTTCATAAACTTGGCATTATCAACCAACTCGTTATATGTATACGGATTTGATGTAAAACGTTTAGGGTCAAAGTTAAGCATAGCAAAGGATACCACTACACCGTTAACGGGATCCTGTGACATAGTCTCAAAGTCATAGATTGTATTCATTGGATTTGTACCTCAGACATAATTTCGGTCATACAAGCCACAAGATTGAGTTCATGGTCTGCAACGAATGCTGCTTTATACTGATAGTCAGCAAGGATAAGAACGATTTGTGGAATGCTAGCAGGGGCAACTTTATCGTAAATGCGATCATATACGCCACGAATAATAGCTGTTGTATCAAGATCCATATTGTTTACGATCCATTGCCGCATATTCTTAAAGTCTTTGGCTTTGATGTGATTAAAGAGTTCATCAAATTGTCCAGCAGTTCCTGCCATAGCCGTAGCAATATTAAGTTCACCGCCATTACTATTACGTTGGATTTCATTAATAACACGACGCCAGTCTGGAGTGTATTTCATAATGACTTCTGCAAGATCTTTATCCTGATATGTAACGTTCTCAGTATCAAGAATAGTTTGAAGACGCTTCATCATCTGAGCAGCAAGTGGCGCAGTATCCTTTTTGGTCGTGTTGAATTCGTATACACCACAACGTGAATGAAGTGGTTCAATAATACGGTTCTTAAAGTTACAAGTGAGAATAAAGCGACAGTTATCAGAGAATTGCTCAATAAAACCACGCAACGCAGGTTGTGTGGACTGAGCATTCATATAGTCAGCTTCGTCTAGAATAACAACTTTATATCCACCGGCAAAGCTGACAGTAGAAGCAAACTGTTTAATTTTACCACGAAGCGTATCAATGTTACCTTCTTCAGATCCATTGATTACGATATAGTCAAGACCCAACTCATTACACAAAGCCTTAGCTGCCGTGGTCTTGCCTAATCCAGCAGTACCGGTGAAAAGCATATTCTGCAATTCACCGGTATCTACCATATTCTGAAGTGTCTTCTTGAGTGCCGTAGGCAGAATAGTTTCAGAGATTGTTTTTGGGCGATATTTCTCTACCCATAGAAAGTCTTTAGACATAATAACTCCAATTCAAGGTTTGTTCATTATAATATATTAGGAGTATAATGTAAACTATTATTCCTGTGCTGCAGCCTCTTGGGCGGAGGCTTCTGACATAGCAATGAGTTGAACACATTGGTCACGGAGCTGGCCGATTGTAGTAAGTTCTTCACCGCGGAATCCGCCACGTTGTACAACAGTGTCGATTACTGCCATTGTGCTACGTGCTACTCGTGCAGAGATTTCAATAATTTGTTTGTCCATTTTAGGCTCCGTAAGTTGAGGATTTTTCTAGTGCAATCCAGTAAACGATATCTTGCTCAGTATGAGTAAAGCGAGACATGAGTTTAGATGAAAGCCCGACCTTGTACGTGCCTGGAATGATTTTTAGGTTTGGGATACCAAATACCAATGAGAAGTTTTCATGCTCATACGTTCCAGCAATATCAAGGCTGAATGTATTTGATGTTGGATTTTCTGGGTCAAACACGGTAAGAACCAATGATCCATTAGCCGCAGTAACTGACACAAGAGAATGTCCAAGAGCTGATGCTGCACGTTTGATTTTGTTTAGTGTATCCTGATCAAACTCAAACTCTACTTGGAAGCTATTCATTTCCATAGCTTTATCTAGCATAGTACCATTAGGCGATGTGAGCATATCAGTATCAGTGAAGAAGTATTTAATCTTTGAACGACCAGTTGAGTCAGCAATAACAGCAAACTTTTCTTCAAATTTAACTTGAGGTTCATCAACAAGTGAAAGAACACCCAAGAATTCATTCAAGTCATATACGCCGAATGTAGATGGAAATTCAGCGTCAACAGAAGCAGCAGATAGAATATTACGTGCTTCAGAGATGGTGCAGATACGTGAACCTGCATTGAAAACGATGTTGGAATTAATACCAGCATAGTTCTTAAGGATTTGTGTGGTTGAGTCAGATAGTTTCATAATGTCTCGCTTTCGTTTCGCATTTGTATATTGTACATAATATTAAGCAGATTGTAAACTAAAATCTTTCATCTTTGAAAAGTTTTTATCTTTGTAGAATTCAATCTTGTTTTTGAATTTGCCTTCAAGAATTTCACCCTTATGACTGATAACAAATACATTAGTATCATCGCCTAGTGTATAAAGGATTTTCATAAGGTTATCAACACCATCGTGATCAAGAGATGAATCAAACGTTTCATCAAGAACCAAAAGATTAGTCGCAACGCTATTTTTCATCTTAGCAATTTGACGCCATGTGAATAGAAGCGCCAAGTCAATGCGCTGCTTCTCACCCTCAGAGAATGAGTCATATGAGAAAGCATCACGGTGGCGTGAACGAATAGTCTCTCTAAACTCTTCATCCAAGTTGAAGTGTACAAAGAAGTCAAGGATTTGTAAATACTGATTAACAAGGTTGTTGATAATAGGAATATACTGTTTAATAACTTTAGTTTTAATGCCGGTATCTTTTAGCATCTCTCCCATAACAGCATTATATGACATTTCTTCATTTAGGATAAGTCTGTTTTCCATCAAAGCATTTTGCTCAGATTTCATCTCAGATAATTCTTCATTAGCTCTACCAAGATCGCCTTCACGGGCAGTCAATCTACTAATGTCGGTATTCAACGAAGAAATACTGCTATGAAGTCTATTGATAGTCTGGTTATTGCTATTAATTTCAGATTGACGCTGACGAATAAGTTCATATGCATCTGTAAATTTAGCAATAGATTCTTCAATACCTGAAGCTTCGTCCGCAATCTTATTCAATGCACTTTGAAGTTCAGATGCTTTAGACTTTGCAGCTTGAAGTTTAGTAGCTCTGAGATCTTCTTCAATCGATTGCGTGCATGTAGGGCAATTGTCATTCTCTTCATAGAACTTAGCATCACCTACTACACCTTTAATCTGAGCATTAAATTGTGCTTTATACTGAAGCAACGCTTGACGTTTATCAAGTGCCGCATTTAGTCCAGCTTGCGTTTTTTCGCTTTGTGCTTCAATAAAGGCACTAGCAATACCATTTTCAGATTGGATTTGAGAAATCTCTTCTTCGATAGCTTTGATTTGCGTATGCTTAGAATTGATTTCTTCTTCATTCATCTGAGTGATATCACGAATATACTTCTTCTGAGATTCAACAGAATTCTTTTTCAAATCAAGTTGATATGCAATATCTTTAAGCCGATCTTTGAGGACAGAATTCTTCTCTTTGATAAGTGTATTCATTTTAGAAAACACATTAATATCCAGAAGATCTTCGATAACATCACGACGATGTTGTGCTGGTAACTGCATAAACGGAATAAACGACGAAGAGCCTAGAACAACAATTTGGTGAAAGCTTTTATGATTAAGCTTAATAATATTTTGTTCTAATAGCTTCTGATATTCTTTAGCATGCGAGTCTTGGTTAATCATAATACCATTTTTCCAGATCTCAAATACCTGAGGCTTGATACCACGAACAACCTTATATTGTGATGAACCAACACCAAATTCAATTTCAACCAGACATGCTTTATTATTAATACTATTAACAAGTTGTGGTTTATTGATATTACGGTGAGGCTTGCCAAATAGAACAAATGACATTGCATCCAACATAGTAGATTTACCAGCACCATTCTGACCTACGATCAAAGTGGAACTAGTTTTATTTAATTCAATTTTGGTGAAGGTATCGCCGGTAGACATAAAGTTTTTCCAGCGAAGGGTTTTAAACCTGATCATGCAATTTCCATAGCTTGGGCTTCAGTGAGAAGATTACGCATAGAGACTTTTAGTTTGTCTTTATCCAAATCAGTGTCAACAGCATCCACGTAACTATCAAGTAGCTCAGTCGTTTCTTCGACTGATACTGCTTCATCTTCTACGTTTTCACCTAAGAATTCATTGAAGTTTTCAGCGATCTTGAGTTCGTGGATCTTCTGTGATTGTATTCTATCAATAAACTTGTCAAATGTAAACAGGTCAGTTTTATTAATTACAACCACTTTAACAAACTTACCATCCAAATGCGTGGTATCATACATTTGATAATCCATTTTTGTATCGTCGTAGTTAATACGTTCGAACAATGTATGGGGATTTGCAACAGGGGTTAGTTCACGTGTAGCTGTATCGAGGATATGAAATTTCTTAGGATCATGAGCATCTGACCAAGTAAACTCAAGTTGAGTTCCAAGATATTCTACGTTATCTTGTTGAGATGCTGTATGGAAGTGACCTGAAATAACCTTTTCAAACCGTGAAAAGATTTTATGATCCATACCAGCATGTGCTTGCACGCCTTTAAGAACATCAAATCCCTGAAGTTCTAGGTGACCTCCAAGCCAATCAGCTTTACATGTCTTAATAAACTCAAGAGATTTATCATAGTTTTCGGAACAAACCCATGGCAACAACGCAAGCTTAAATCCATTTAGATTAAGAACAGTAGGATCCATATGGATAGTAACTTCACCCATATAGTGGCCGAGCAACTCTTTCAAAGCATTTAGATCATTAGTATTCTTATAGAATGTATCGTGATTACCTGGAATTACATCCATATGGATGTGGTGTTTTCTCAGATTGGCAAGAAAAGATTTCCTGAACTTATGTAGAGATTTAAAATTAATAAACTTACGATTATCAAACACGTCACCCAAATGAATAATACGCTTAATTCCATTATCAACGAGATAAGGAAAGAAAACATCGTTATAAAAAAGGTCAGCATTATCGGCAAAAATGTCAGAAGAATTCCTAACACCACAATGAGTATCATTAATAATAGCAACTTTAGACATCCAAAATATTCCACTTAGGTTTCCAACCGAGATCTGTAAGCCACTTAATATCAGCTTTAGTGACTACACGTTCCCCTTCAGGATTTTCTTCAATATACTCACCTTCGTATCCATATGCCTTTGCAATATCAGCAACAGAAATAGTTTCACCTGTGCCAATATCAACAGCTTTAAGGAAAGCAAGTGCTTCGAAGTTCTCAAGTAAAAGTTTAATAGCGCTTGAGATATCTTCAACATGAATCATATCACGAAAGTGATTAGCATTGATAAAAGAAACTTCACCTCGTTCAAGCTTTTTATAAAGCATATCATCACGACCTGGCCATATAGTATGGAAACGCATACCGATGGAGCTATAATTTTCAGCTTGAATTTCATTCATCTTTTTAGTCGTGCCATATGGATTAGTCCACCATTCAGCGGCATTAGATGAGGATGCATATAGAACTCTTTTAATCCCACATCGTTCAGCAAACTCCAACATAAGTTTCGTTCCGCCGACATTATTATTGTAATAAAGCTCAGGATCTTCAATAGATGGCCTTACACCAGCTAATGCGGCTAGATGAATAATGCCATCAAAAGGAGTCAAATCAAGTAGCTTATTCCAATCTTCAGCTTTGGTAATATCACTACCTTTGCCAAATTCGCCGCCAAATGGAATAATATCATATCCACGGTCAGTAAGATATTTTGTAAGGTAGGTGCCAACCATACCTTCTTCACCTGTCATCAAAATTCTCATAATTTAGTCTCCAAAAATGGTGCTAAGATCAGAGTCGTTAGAGCTCACCACGCGCTTTTTGCGCAACTTTGCTGCTTTGGCCTCTTCTTTATACTTCACATCAAAGTAAGTATCTTTTTCTTTCAACTGATCAATCTTGCCTTTTAGCTGATCGATGAAAGCATGCCCTGCTTGAATACTGGCTTCATCAGCGCCTTCAACTGCAAAGTCTTCAAATGGGGATTGTGAAATGTATTTCATCTTAATATCTTGTTGCTTCTTTTCCTTTGCAATACGATGCAAGAAAGCATACCAAGAAATTTGTGTAAAATAGGAAAACGCATTAGGCATACCCGTGCGTGTAGGTGCATCAATATTATAGTTATTAATTGCTTTAAGACAATTTTCAACAGCATCCATTACCATCTCATCTCGGTATGTGTATCTGATGAAATTTGCCCTGTGTGAAAGTCCTTCAGCTATTCGTAGAAATGACTGTGCAATGTAGTTAGTCACCTTCGGAATCTCTGTTCCAGCTTCCTTTGCTTCAGTTACACTCTTGACATAGTCAACGACTGCAAGTGAAAACTCTTTATTATTAACGTAGTGTGGTCTATCTTTAGGTTTCATATTATATTCCTAGCATATATTACTGATTATACATCAGCTCTTAGGGTAAGTAAATCAAATTATTTTAATGATATGCGCATTTTTATGTGTACATATCTGGTAATGTGTGTATAATAGAAGTAATACTTCTGGGGGAGGAGAAGTATACTATTAATGCAGCTTATCCTTTGGCTTAAACTTTAGGACTTTATTATTCGTCGGTTCATCATCTTCCGGTACCGCTAATGGATCTTCGTCTTCTTCAGCGCTTTCATCGAAATTAAACTGTGAAATATGTTCATCATACTGATCAATCACTTTTTTATCCGGCTGAACCATACAAATAACTGAATGTGCATTAAGAGCTAATACTTTATTTGGCTCATACAAATGCATCATGAAAGGTTTAAAGGTATAATACCTTATTTGATTCTCAAAATCTTCGTGGGATACTAATGTATAAGCTGATCTGAGAAGTAACGTATGCTCAATTCCATCTTCCTCATCGTATAAAGCTTCAGTCAAATCGCAAAGAATTTCTTCTCCAGTGATAAGCTTCATTTGTTTTACGTTAGCTACCATTAATTATTTTCCTGTTGATTACTTTATATCTATCTCGTAAATTTTGTAGTCAAATTCTTGTTTAGCATACATCTTAACACGTTCTGCTGAGTGTTCTAATGTGTAATTCTTCCTATGTCCCCAATGTAAGTCATCAGCAATATCGTAAAGTTGTGCTATAGATCCGTCGTCTGATTTTCTGAGTCCTCGTCCAATTGATTGGAGAACTCTGATTTGAGACTTGGATGGGGATGCAAATACGATATTATGCAAATTCCTAATATTAATCCCAGTGGAGAAAGTGCCAAGACTAGCAACAATGATAGCATTCTTTTGTCCTTCTACGATCTTACGAATTGCTTCACGGTCACTCGTGGCGGTTTCACCAGATACAAAAAAGATTTTTCTGTTTTCATGGGCTTTGTCTCGAATCATTTCAAACAAAGGTTTACCATGTTTTTCTACAAAATTAAATAGTACGAGAGTATTGCCATCAAGATCCAAAGCGAGATTAGAAATGAGCTTATTACGAGACTCGTTTCGAACAATGAAATCCAGTTCAGCTTGATAATCTTGTTTACCCCAATTTCGACGGATCTCTTCATCATATTTGAGTAAAAGTATAGAGATCTTGAGTTTAGCAAGTGTATCTTCATCTTGAAGTTTCTTTGTTGTTGTTACATTATATATCTTCCCAAAAAGCCCTTGTAATACGAGTTCATGGGTTTGAGAACCGTCAAGTGTACCTGTTGTTCCCCAACGATATTCGGCTTCTTTGCATTTATCCATAATAGTGGTGAGAGACTTTGATTTAAAGCCATGACATTCGTCACCAATGACAGCACCGAATTGTTCAAACCATTTCGGTGGCAGTTTGTAAATTGACTGCCAGGTTGAAATGATAATTTCTTTATCGGTCTCTTTATCTCGTCCAGAATAAATCCTGTGGACGCAGTCTTCGACAGGCATTCCATAATCTGCGAAGTCGTTATACATTTGCTCAACCAGCGAAGTCGTTGGTACAATAACCAAGACTTTCCTGTTTGCCTTCCTAAGAGAAAGTAAATATCTTTGGACGAGTGTGTAGATGATAAGAGACTTGCCAGAGCCCGTTGGTGAAATAAGTACTGCTCTTTTTCTGTGGAGTCCTTCGCAAACTGCGTCAAATTGGTAGTCTCGTATTTCAATTGGTTTACCTCTTGATTGTAACTCTAGTCTATCAACAAATGCTTTAATTTCATTTGGATCAATATCTATTTGACTATCCGGTCGACCATAAAAATTATTATGTTCTACTTCAATAGTATATTTTCTAGGTTTGGAGAATTCAGCTAAGAATGGAAATAATCCAACAGGTAGTTCCATTTTATGAATATTAAATAGTCGGATCTTACCGTCCCAGACTTTATTTTTGTACGCCGGCATAAATTTATAGCCAGGCACAAAAAATGAAAAGAAATCAGTAAGCTCATTGGCAATACCATAATCGCAGGTAATTTCCATAAAAGAGTGGTTTTTATTTTTAACTTTAATGATTTCCATAACAATACTCTATTAAATTATATTCATAGATATATATGTTGGAAATAGGAGATAATATGATCCGTAGCGATAACGAATGGTCACGGTTAAAAAGAGTAATACTTGGTTCAGCCGAAAATTTTAATTTTCCAAAAAATGATCCAGAATACTCTACTTGGGATGAGGCACCTATTGGTCCTGCGTCTCCAATCGCCATACATGAAACTCAAGAAGCTTTAAATTTATTTCAAGCTGAATTAGAAAAATTAGGAGTAGAGGTTATTAGACCAAAGCCTATTGATTATGTAAAAGAAGACGGTTTTGGATGTTATTGCCCTAGAGATACCACATTAGTTATTGGCGATAAAGTAATTCTTACGCCTACTGTATGGCCAAATCGCCGAATTGAATGGAAAGCGATCCGCGCTGCTTTAGGAGACAATGTCACAACTGTTGATGATCCAGCGGCAGTATTTGATGCTGCCAATATAATTAGATGCGGAAAGGATATTTTATATCTAATAAGCTATTCTGGAAATGAAGCTGGAGCGGATTGGCTAGAAAATTATTTGGGACCAGAATATATTGTGCATCGACTAAATGCAGTATATCAGGGAATGCATCTAGATAGTACTATAGTTCCTCTTAGAGATGGTTTAGTCATGTTAAATTCAGAAAGAATTAAAGAATATCAGTTACCAGATTTTATGAAATCTTGGGATAAGATTTGGATAAAACAAGAAGACTTGATTCAACCGAAGGGTTGGGATCATATGACTAGTAATTGGATAGGAATGAATGTTTTAAGCTATGATGAAAATACTATATTCTGCGATTCTAATCAGACCATTCTAAGAAAAAAATTTGATAAATATGGAATAGAAACAATAGGCGTTAATTTGCCGCATGCAAAAATGTTTATGGGTGGTCACCACTGCGTAACATTAGATTTGCAAAGACTATAAATATATAAAAGGAGAAATTAATGACTTATGCCGTAACTAAAATATTTAGAATCAAACCCCAGTATGTGGATGAAATTCCCCACTCGACTATAGAAGAGTTCAAAGCACATGTATTACAACAGGGCGCTAATGGCGAAAGGGGTGAAGATTATTATATCGAACTGTTAAGAGCTGCCAATATCCCTGGTTGGAATGAAAAAGAGGCCGGCTTCATTGCAGCCAGAAGTAATAAAACTGAATCTTTTGATGATGTGACAAAAGAATACACTGTTACCAGAACTTGGGAAAGTTTTGATCAGTGGTATGAATATTCTAGTTGTGTAAACTACGCAAACCTACAGCAAAACCACGAGTACTTAAGTAAGTATTATTTTGCGGAACAGGTTTAACCCCCAGCTTCAAACATGCGCCACTTAATCATATTACCTATGGTTTGGTGGCGCCATTTTATATTATCTACAATTTCCTGTAGTGTCTCTACTAACACTTTTAATTGCTGAATTTCGTCTTCTGATTTCTGAATATCAGTATCAGCATCATAGTAGTAATCCATTTCCCCTTTAAGAACTTTAAGTCCTTTAAACGGATCAAATTCCCAGCCTTTAGCTTCAATTTCTTCTTTAGTCATTTTACCGTTATAGTAAAGCCACTTGTCTTTCAATAGAGTTTTTTGCGACATTTGTGCTCGACGAAGCATCATTTTAGCTTCAGCGTGCATGGGAAGGTATTTTGCATGAAGCATAGGTGTCTGCCTAGATGCCTCATCTAATGACGCATTATTGATAATACAGTCTTTTTCCCACATAGTAATAACTGGTTCAAGGTATTTCATAGTATACTCCTAATGCTTTTATAGCATTATATCAAATTAGTCAGTGATTGTAAATGTCGTATAAGCAAACGTGACTGGGAATGTGATGTACTGTACATTATCAACCGTAGATTGGAAGTTGATAGTTCCTACGTTGATCGGGAATGCTCCCTGATATACAATCTTATCTATCTGATTATTATGGCTACTCAAGACTGATAGCGTGATATCATACATCGGCAAATCTTCATCGGCGTCTCTAACTCCGCTTGCTAACTTGTTTTTCATAGTAGCGCCAGATTTGACCCAATTGAGCATTTCTTTGTATACATTCATATTCTCATCTACAATAGCATCTACAGTCAATTGACCATATTCAATTTTGTCTCCTGGAGTTAGTAAGTTTGTTCCACGGAATTGTACAATCGTAGGCGCTACTGATACATCTGGATGCTGGACTGATTGCGCAAAGAACTCTAAGTTCTTGAAACGCTTCCTTAAAATTACAAGTTTAAACCCATTAGGTTGTAAGAAGTTCTGGGATTCTAATGTAGATTCTGTGGTAGCCATAACTAATCCTCTGTTGCTTACGTGTATTTATATGAAAAAAATCTGAAAAAAATCTAAATTAGCTGTTTACATGGGTTTGGTTTATTCGTATAAAGAATACATCAAAAGGAGATACACAATGCAAATCACATTCGATACTCGCTACATCAAATCATACTCAACCATCAAGAACCTCAAAAAAGCAGTTGAAAAATTCGAAGAATGTCGCTATGTGGTGTCTGTAACAGAAGAAGGCCGTTTTTATCCAATCTTCATTGGAGAAGAAGCATTACAAGCTGGCGTCCACTTTCACAACTTCCCAGTAACTAACTAAGGAGATATACGCTATGATGCAGTTCAACGCTATTAACGAAATCATCGCAATCGCCACCAACTCGATCAAAGAGGTGCGCATTGAACGGTTTGTTGATACCATCAATTTTGATCGTAATCACTGGATGGTTTATACACCTGAAGGCCGCCTCTTGGATGACTTCACTTCTGCTGGTCCTTTCGTAGATTTCGAATCGGCTAAGCGTAACGCAGAAATGAACGTAGGCATGAAGATGAACTGGGAAGATTTTTAATGAATCGCACTATCCACTATGTAGGTATGGATCAGGCCACTTACGAACGTGCACGACGCGTTTGGGGTGGTCCTGCATACTACCACAGGTGGATGGACGACCGGGTTTGGACTGAGGTTGGTCCTGACGATGTGGTAGTCGTTGATGATCCAACTTATAACAAATATGTTTGGGATGCAAGTGCAGTTCCTAGTCAATACACTGATTGAAATGGAGATATAAAATGGAAAAGATTGTTCGTGATGAAATGGTAGCAGTGGCAGTATCGTCTGGCTTCGGCGCTGGTTGGTCAACCTGGAATGATGTTGATCCTATGGATGCTCGGTTCAACCAGCTGTTTCTGGATGAAGAGTATAAAAAAGCCGCAGATCTCTGTGAGCAATTGGGTTTGGGTTACGCCAACGGTGCTTACGATGTTGTTATTCGTTGGGTGCCGGAAGGGACTAAGTTTCGCATTGACGAATACGATGGATCTGAAAGTTTGGTTACTGAAGATCTAGATCCTTGGAGGATCGCATAAAAAAAGGAGCACCGTCCTCCAGTGCTCCTTAAGTTGGGAGGGGTTGGTTCCCCTCCCTTTTTTATATGACTTACGCCAGGATATTATCCACGCGGAAGATTCTGTAGTACTGGTTAGTCTTAGCAGTTGCAAGACCATCAGCAGGAGTTGAACCAACGAATGGGTTAGAAGCCATGCCGTAGCGTGTCTTGAAACCAATTTTAGGCTGGAACGTGTCCTCAGAAACGGCGCGAACCATTGTAAGCGGTACATATGGGCAGTAGAACACACCGGCGTCATATGGGTTTGTGCCCTTATAACCAACGTTGATGTAGTCTGTAGCAGCATATGGGTCGATGTAGATCTTCATGCGACCGTTAAGTACACCAGCGAATGTGTTGCCTGTGTCGTCTACGTTAAGAGCAGTTGACATTGCAGGAGCATAGTCAAGCATACCTGAAGCTGCAAGTGCAGAAGCTACGTCTGAAGACACGATAGCAAAGTTACCTTTACCACGACGTGTTTCTTTTGCGATTACGTTCGCTTCACGCTCGAGCTGAAGAATAAGACCTTTGATCTTCTCTACGCTCCAACGACCATCAGCATCTGTTGAAAGGTCAAAGATACCGTTGATTGCTGTGTTTGCAGTAGAAGCACCAGTCTTAGCTTGGCTGTTGATTGTGCGAATAACTTCACGGTTGATTTCCGCAAGGATCTCAGTTGAAAGAATGTTCGCAAGCTCTGTTTCAGCGTCAAGACCGTGAATCGCTTTAAGGTCTTGTGCAAGCTCAAGGCTGTACTCAGCTTTCAACGCGCGTGATTTCGCAGTCACGGTCGCTTTTTCGATGGTGAAACCCATTTCATTGAAAGACGAACCACCTGTTGAACCAAGTGCTTCAGCATCTGCAGTTGGCATACCAGAAGCAACCGATGGACCTGTACGGTCGTTGTCGATCGAGCTATCTGCGCCAGCGTCTGTAAGACCAGCAAGACCTGATGGACCGCCAGTTTGTGTTACAGATGAGTCACCTGAGAATGCTGTGTTTGCTTCGTTGAAGAGAGCTTCAGTCGAACCAGTTGAACCAGCACCGTAGCGTGATTTCATTGCGAAGATCAAGCCTGTTGGGCCAGTCATCGGCTGAACACCAGCAACGTCATACGCCATCATGTTCGGCATAGCGCGGCGAACAAGTGAGATAAGAACTGGGTTCCAGTTAGACGCTGAACCAGTGTTGTTGCCTGGAGCAGCTTCTGTGAGCATGTTGTTTTGAGCAGCTTGTGAAGCAAACTCTTTTTCTTGGTTCTCAAGAACAACAGCCGTTACGGCACGACGGTGAGCATCTTTGATGTCTGCGCCTTCGTTGAGAACTGGAGCCCATTTCTCTGTTAAACGATCATATGTTTCCATAATTGGATTTCCTTATTTTTGGTTTTTCTTAATTGCATTAACATATGCAGCCATTGCGCCAGAAACTTCGACTGTATCGTCGTCAGTATCTTCTTCAAATGATTCTGCGATAGATTCAGAAGATGATTTTTTAGTGAAGTATGATTCTTTGATAGTTTTCACTTTCGCAGCGAAAGCTTCTTCTGATTCAAAGTCAAGATCTTCAGCTAGATTTGCTAGCTTTTCAATTTCTGTTTCTGCGAGGCCGCGCGCGGCTTCACGAATGACGTCGTAGCGCTTATACAAGTTAAGCTCTTCTGCCATTTCGATTGCATTAGCTGTAGTTGCGTCAAGTTTCTCTTCAAGAGATGCAACTTGTTCAGCTAAATCGTCAACTAGGTCGACTTTGGAATCTGGAACTTCAATATAAGATTCTGTGAAGAGATCTTTAAGCTTTTCCATGAAACCTTCTGCAATTTCAGTACGGAGACCGTTGTGAATTGCAAGACGGTTTTCTTCCATCCAATTTTCAACTACGTAGTTTAGGTAACCATCAACTTTTTCGACTAGGTCGGCTTTAGTTGTTTCGATTTCCTCTTGAAGCGCTTCAGCATAATTTGCTTCCATGCGTTCAACTTCTTCACTTAACTTAGACTTAAGTGCAGCTTCGAAGATTATACCAGCTTTATTTCTGAAACCCTCTGAAAGAGTAGCTTCTTCGTTTACAAGTGCGTCAAGATCGCCCGAGAAATCGTAATCTTCAGCTTGTAAACCAGATGGTTTAGCAGTAGCTGTTAGATCTGATTTATCAGAGTTTTTCTTGTCACCCTTGCGAGCTGGAGCTGTTTTACCTGCGGCTTCTGCGCCTTTTACAGATTTAACAGATTGATCTTCTGCATTTTTCGGATCGTGAGCCTCAACAACATTCTCGTCATCATCGAGCTCAATATCCTGATTTACTTGATCAGTCATAATTGACTCCTTATTTGTTTTTCATCAACGAGAGGAAATTCTTGAACTCGCGAACCTGTGTCTCATAAAGATCAGTTCTCGGAGCTTTCTTAATTTCAGTCTCTATTCTTTCAATTTCCCTAGATTCGATAACGCCATTATTCCATACCCAGTCTACGCCTTCCATAATACCATTAACAAAAGCATTCGGTGCAGATGGATCTTGGACGATGTCAATCGTGTTTAACATAAAGTCTTCTTTGACATACATAACGCCGTTTCTATTCTCAAGGCTTCCCATACCACGAGTTGAAACACCTAGTTGAACACCGCCCTCAAGCAAACCTTTTACAATTTGACCCATTGGAGTATCCAAAATACGTGCTTTACCCATCACATCATTTCCCTCAATTCTGAGGTCTGTGATAAGATGGGATACTTTATCTAAGTTTACAGTTGGACCATCGGGATGATTTAGTTCCCCAACTGCGCGCTTAGTTTTAACTTGGTCTGTGTAATACTTGTTTACTGCACCTTCCATAACGTTCTTTGGATAGATGCGACCATTTCTGTTTTTACCTTCAGCCTGGGCAAAGATACCTTCAATGACATAGTTCTTCGAACCGTCTTCTTTTTTCTCAACAAGACATTGAACGTCTGTCTCGGTATACTCTGTAATAAGCTTCATTACTTAGCCCCTGCCATTTTTATAAACTCGTTAGCAGCCCTTTTAGCGTCATTGAGTGACGAATATTCGTCTAGTTTCTCATTGTCTACATAAGCTACAAACTTATTCTTTTGTTTATGCACCATGACCTTATAGCCTTTTACTTTAGCGTCAAACACGTGCTCACCAGGTGGCATAGTATTTTTAGCTTCACGTATTTGTCTAAATGTTTTCATGGATACACTTTTTATATTCTAATGTATTTATATGTTTTAAACTTTTAACTTAATCTTCGTCTTCTTCAACATATTCTTCAGCAGCTGCATCTAGATCTTCATCGGTAATATCTAAATCAACTTCCATAGCTTCTTGTTCAGCAGATGCATTGCCCCACATTTCTTGTGATAATGCAACCTTTTCTTGTTCAAGTGCATCTGATACTTTTTGTCTCAGAACATCATCAAAAACGTCATTAGCTTTATTAAACTCTGCGTTTGATGCAAAGTCAATCATATTCTCTAATGGATTTCTTTCTTCTACTTCAGACATAATAACTCCTGTATTTCGCTGTGATTATATATAAATTATTATTGAGCTGACTTTGCAGCTTTAGCTTCACGGTCAGCCGCAGCGGCATCTCGATCGGCTTGAATTTGGTCATTAACTTCAGTGTTGTGAGCCTCAACTTCATCATTTTCAGGCATCTCTTTGTTGATTTGCTTTGTCATAAGTGAAATTTCATCATCATCAAATTTAAGAATGTTTTTCATTACCCACTCTTTAGAAAAGTACTCGCCAACATAATTTTGTACTTGATCTAGAGATTGTAGTTTTTCTCTTAACATTTCTGCATCTTTTAATTCTGAGAAATGGTTATCTCTAGCAAATTCAAAAATAATATCATTTGACCAGGTTTCCCAATCATCTTCGGTAATGATATTTTTAAGAAGAAGTTGTTTCTTAAGAAGTTCTCTAAATAACATAGAGAAACGTTTACGCAATCTATCAATAAACTTTTGGAACTTAAGTTCATCTCTAGAAATTTCAGTAGATCTTCCTAATGAAAACTGTTGTTCCTGTTCTAATCTAGCAATCGGAACGTTAAGTGATCTATAAAGACGTTTTTGGAAATAAATAATATCATCAATCTGACCGAGGTTTTCACCTCCCGGAAGAGTACTAATCTCAGTTCCTCTTCCACCCTCTTTACGAGGTAGCCAAAAATCCTCAAGCATAGACATATGCTTACGATCATCTTTAACTTCACCAGTTGAAGCATCATATACAAGTTTATTACGGTATCTTGCCATGATACCTTTCATATACTCTTCAGATTTGCCCTTAGGCATATTGCCTACATCGATATAGAAAATTCTGCGTTCTGGTGCTCTTGCTAGACGATAGATTACAAGAGAATCTTCCATCATCCGCAATTGATTAATTGGTTTAAGAGCTTTATGTATATAAGATACTACTTTCTTTTGAGTAGCATCTAGCAAACCCGATGTGACGTAAACAACTGAATCTTTTGTTAATTTGATTCCGCTATTCTGTTCTCCAGGTTTTTCTTGATAAATGTAGTATTCCGTAGAACCTTCAACTAAGCTTGCGCCTGTAATAGGATCTTTTGTCTTTTTAACTTCTTTTACTTTACGCATTTTAGCGGAATCAATAGGTCTAATATCTTGAATACCGGCCTTTAAGTTTGACTCATCAACTACAGCGTGAAAGTTTAATCTTCCATCAACATACCATTTTCTAAAAATATCATGACCCAAATCATTAAATTTGAGCATATACAAAATATGGTCGAATTCTTCAATTACTTTACTTTTAATTCCCTTTGAGACCTCAATGTTATCCATATTAAGGCTAACAGCAATCTCATCTCCACCCGATACCGCTTCATTCACAATATCTTCGATAGCCGCATCAACTTCAGGATGCATTGCCACGCCACGATATTTGTGAATTAATGTTGCGTTGTCTTTAGACTTATCGCCATCTAAATCTACATATTGACCGTAATGAGCACCTGCGGCCGAAACATATCCTGCTCCGTCCTCATCTACTGTTGGTACAATAGACTTCAGTTTCTTTTCTTCTTTCTCTTTAGTTTTAGATCTTGCAATCTCAAACCCAAAAAGTTTCAACGAATTATCGGCCATATTAAATCCTATTATTAGTTAAGACCAGGCCAATTAAGGCCTGGTCCAGTAGTATATATGATCTTATTAAGAAGTCGTGTTTGATTCCCAATACTGAACTTGGAACTCAACTTGGAATCTTTCGATATCGTCGTTTGCGCCATAGCTCAAATCAACTGGCGAGATGTTTGTTGGGAAGCAACCACGGAAGTTGTATGTCTTCAGAACACTTTCGTCTCTATCCAATTGCTCAACCAATAGGTCGGCATTGTAATCTACTGGAGCTGTAAGACCGGTATTTGCCTTGTGGGCATTAATACCATTCATCCAACGCTCCATCGCGTTACGAACTGCAAAATCAGTATCGTTAATGATTGTTGGCGTCCACGTATCAAACGTACGATCGCCAGCAATTTTAAGTTGTCTTCCGCGGAATGGGATAGTAACTACACCCATAATTGATCCAGGAAGTTGTGCAGCTTCACACATGAAAGATGTAAGTTCTACATCTCCACCTGCATAAGCCGGAAAGTTGATTGTCGCCTTAAAGAGGTTAGGACGTGCGCCACCACCTTTTAATTTGGCTTTAAAATCGTCTACTCCAAGAATAGCCATTTATTTTCTCCTAACGTCTATTATACTGAGCCAACAACTTCTTCAAATTCAACACCGGTTCTAACTGCAACGAAGTTAAGCGTTACGAAGTTAATTGAACGTGCTGGTTTGATGAAGATGCTTGCGATGAATTCGTTTCTATCAATGACTGCTGCTGTGTTATTTGTTTCGTCACATACAACACGGAAGTCAGTGATACCACGTCTACCTTGGATTTCTCTAAGGAATGGCTCAACAATGTTCGTGAATTCTGCGCGAGTAAACTCATCGTTGAATTCGAACATCACGTTACGTGCGGCAAGAGCAATTGCTCTTTCAAGGACGAGGAAGAGTCTACGTACGTTGATACGATCAAATGCACTTGGACGAGCCATGTGTGTTTTATCACCGTAAAGTAGGATACCTTGACCAGGAAGGTTAGCAATTGGGTTAATGCTATTACGATATAACAGATCGCGCTCGGATTTATTTGGTGAGTACTCTAGACCGGTTACACCTAAATAAACACCACGTCTCTGACCGGCTGGTGAATACCACGCAGCTTGATCATTGTCAGATGCCGCCATAATACCGGCAGTTGAAGAAGCAGCAGGAATTTTGATGTATTGATCGTTATACTTATCATATACTTTAAGATAGTTGTTATCCATGAATAAGTAAGAAGAGTATGTAAACGTTTTAGCTGTTGTGATAATATCGTTATTAACATCATTTGATGTAACAACATCAGAACGAGCAGGGGATGCAACAACAACACAGTCTTTACGAGTGCCTTGAGCAATTGCAATAAGATCATTAACTACTGCCGTTTGATCTGTTCGGCTTACCATGCCAGGCGCAATTAAGAAATCTACCTGAATATTATCAGCGTCTTCAAATCTATCAAAGCCTGTTGCATATTCTGATGTTGTTAGTGCCGCAGAATTTGAGCCATTAACAAACGAAATTTCTACAGCCGCCGGAGAAGCCAATTTATAGTCTTTACCCGAAGTAGCATTTGTACCTGCATCGGCATCAAACTTACTTGCTGTACCAAAACCAGCTAACCACACGTAGTTAGATCTTGAATTGATTACGTCTTTAATGTAGTTTGAAGTTCCATCAGCAGCTTTTGCATCTGCCGCAAGAGAAACGAATGGGAATGTTTCTAGAACAGTTCCACGTGCGCCCGTGAAAGCACCGTCTTGATCAATAACTACTACGTGCATTTCATCACCAGAAGCATTTCTGGCTGCAGCATACGCGGATGTTGTTGGAGCCGCGTCAAAGTTATCTTCGTACGTCCAACCAGTAAACGCAACATCATCAGCGCTATCAACTGCGCCTAAGAATGAAACTTTTAATGAATTGCCAAGAGCTCCTGGATATTTAGCGATGAATGTGTGTCCATCTGAATCCAAAGCATCTTCTTGGAAATCGAATGAAACCTGATTTTTTACTCTAGCTGTGAATGTTGCGTCGGAATCACCACCATTTAAGCTTTCGCCTGAACCTTGTGTTGCTTCTCGTACAATATAGAGAGAGCTTGCATAACGTAAGAAGTATGCTGCTGAGTGAAAATCAATTGAATTTGTTTTATCTGGACTACCGAAGACCGATACCAATCCTGCCTCATCCGATACTAATGTAACACTATCAACTGGACCCCAGTTGAAATTACCTACAAAAGCACCAGTAGTGGATCCGACATTTGGGACAACGCCGGTAAGATCGATCTCTTTAACGGTAATCGCTGGAGATTCTGATACTGCCATGACTCTTTTCCTTTGAGTTAAATTATAAGCTTGTCATAATACGTTTATTTTCAAATACTATGTGTATTTATACTAAAGCTTATTTAGAAGTCTTGATGGGCGTAGTCGACTGCCCATGGATGATCTTCCCTTTCAATCGTATTTATAGCGTCACTACCATCATCAATGAAGCCAAATGGCACCAAGTCATCCTCAATTGATCTCATTCTTTCATTATGTAACATTTGCTTTAAATTAATGTCAGTCATGTCTTGGAACATTTCTGATAGCGCAAAATATCCAAACATTACTAAGTTCATCATTAAGTCATCATGGTTTCCGTCACTCGCTTCATATGATTGTCCTTTAGCTATAAAGGTAGAAATTTCCATAATTGTATTAGTATCATTAATAACTAATTTATCATTTTCAATAATATCTTTAATACCAGAACAGCCAAGTCTTTTCACTTTACGATCCATACTAATACCAACACCATCCGATTTACTTACGGAACTGACGTGAATATTCTCATATTCTAAGTCGTGATATAACCCTCTTGTTACTAGAGTGCCCTGATCATTTGATTCAACAATAACATACGCATTATTATAGGAAATCGCATACTTATAAATAATATCGGGGAAGAGAATAGGCGAGATAGTATTACATCGATAAACTGCAACTTGCTTAAATGGATGCTCAGTTATGTCGATCACATTAAAAGTAGAATAGTCCTGTCCTCTTCCCTTCGCAACATCAACTAAAATAATATATTGGTGATCATCCTTTGTTTCCTCATAAACAAGCATATCACCGGCTTCAAGAATTCGAATAGGTTCTACAGCCTTTAACCTCATAAGGGTTTCGGCGTTGATTAGAGTATCACCTCGTCCAAAAAACGCATTACCAAATTCTTGGTCAAACTGCAATTGTGATGTATTGCCAATTGTTTCTATTTTCCAAGCTTCATCACGGCCTGGAACATCCCACCAATCGACGCGAAATGGTTTATATGCATTTGTGCTTTGTAAAGCACCTTGCCAAATACTATAGAATTGGTTACCAATACCATTAGCCGTTGAAGTAATAATAACCTTTGTATCTTTACCTGATGAAACAACCGGATATGTCGACGTATAGAATTGTGTTGCATTTTCAACAAAAGCAAATTCGTCAAGGAATAGAAGGTTAATAGACAAACCACGAATAGATGAACCAGATGTTGCTGCAGCAAGAATCTTAGAGTTGTTACTAAACTCAATAGAACCTTTGTTTAGCGCTTTAGTCCCTGGTTGTAGAAAGAACGGTAGGTTTTCCAACATCAATGTAACGCGGGCTAGCATCTCTCTAGCAGTAGCACCTTTATTTGCTAGAATAGCAATATTCTTTTCAGAATGGAATACTGCGTACCAAAGGAGATACGCTACCGATGAAATAGATTTACCTGATTGCCGGCAAGCAAGAACGATAGAAAATCGATTCTCGTTAAAGTGGTCGAACATTTCTTCTTGATACGGATAAAGCTTAAAAGGAACTAGACCTTTATCAAGTGAAATAACCTTACAATATGTTATAGCAAAATATGCGGGATCGTTCATGCACTTTTGGTATTCAAGAATATTTTCTTGAGTCCAACCTTGAACAATTCCGTCACGTTTCACATTCGGATTACCTAAGTAGCCCTCATTGCCATTTACAATATTATTCATCTTTTAAATGTGGTGTAATATCCACCACGTTACTCTCCACCTGTTTAGCATGCACATCTTGAAGCATACGTTGTAGATCTGTTGTTGAGCCGATAAAAACATTATTAGTCGTTGATCCACCTTCAATAGGTGTAGGAGCTGATTTTGAGTTGATATCTTTGTGCTTTTTATTTAGGTCGACTAATTTATCATTAACGTCAGCCGTATTTTTAATTAATGTGGCAAGAACCTCGTAAGCTCTAGGATGCTCGCTTTCTCTAGCCACTTCAATCATATTTTCAAGAGCATCAGTACCCTTTGAAATTAAATCGTATAAAACGGTTCTGGAATATTCATAATCGTTTTGATAATGTTTGTTTTTTTCTTCATCCATTATGCACTATCCTCATAACTATAAATTGTAGTAGTAAACCCGTAGTCGCTATCTGGACTTGCATTAAGAGGGTTTGGATTTACTTCAATTCTTACTGATGGGCTATAAAGATCAAATGCACCATCGGAATCTATTTCAGTTCTACCAGAATATATATCAACAATAGGTTTCCTAATAATACTTGCTTCTTGAACTGCTCCATAGAAGTTCGCATTCATTTGGAAGTCTAATGTATACTGAATAATACGTCTACTATCTAAAGCACCTTCGTAGGCATCAGTATAAGAAATACCGTTAAGCGTGATAGGAACATCTTCTTTAATATCACTAAAATCTGCGAATGGTTTAATAGTTAACGTATACTGAGGACCAAAGTATGGCAGAATTTGTTCAATGATTTGTAAAGCATCATCTTGGGTTTTAGTATAGACGTTAAGCTGAAATCCAATTATATAAGGAGTAGACGCATAAAACTTATTGCGCGTAGTAGAGTCACCAGAAGTTCGGTTAATATTATTTGTTTTTTGAAGCTGCCTCTGTGAATCATACTGATATGAAATAATCTCAAATGACATACGAGGAAGTTTAATGGCAACTTTAGTATCTTGTTCTAAGTCAGGATTTTCTCTTATTCTGTCTAAAAAGCTTGTAGCAGGAGCATATGACAAAGGAACTCTTGCCTGGCTTATAACCTTATTTGAAGAATCTGTACGAACAACGTAAATGTTATTAAAAAGAGAGCCAAACATGGCAACGCTTTTTCTAATGCGTTCGTGATAAAAATGATTACCTAACATTACTGTGGATCTCCAAACGGATTAGTTTCACTGAAATCTAAGAATTCAAGATCTGTTTCAGTGGTATCAAAAAAGTCATTATCTTCAGTTTCGGATAACTGGTTATCCTCAGCTACTGCAGTAACCAACGCAGTAGATCCCCTAGTACTGGTAATCTGCTCACCTATTATAAAGCTATGATAATTGCCATCATCTGCACCGACATGAATAAGTTGTAAGACATTGTCTGAAGCAGAGAATCCAGCAACTTCTCCTGATATAACCGTACCGGTTGATAGAGTTTGATTAACAGTTTCTCCTACAATCCAACCTGCAGATGCACTATCAAGGGTAGTAAGATACTTGTAAGCATACCTACGCTCAATATCGTCAATCGCCGCAACGGCTGTGTCAAAATCTTCGCCAGAATACTCGAAGAGTTCACAACGTAGCTTATATGTAGGTAGGTTGCTTAACTGGTAAAATGGGGATTCATGCTCGACTGCCATAATTTGAAACATTGAATTTGATAGAGGAAGATAAATGATATCTCCCTCGTTTGGTCTAGATGTTTCTAAGATATTGTCAATTCGAGCTACAGTACTTTCCCACCGTCTTCGTGATACAACGAATGTAGCAGTATCTCGTATTTCAACGCCGAACTTGGCAAAAATATCACCTTCACCATCAAAGCCTTCAATGTTTTCAACATACATTTCAATTTGGTATGCCGCACTAAATTTTGATGGAACATCTTCACCGAGAATTTTATCTTCATTGACGATAGTTCTGGGAAGGTAATATACGTCTTGGCCGTAAATTTTTAAAGATTCAATAATTATATCTTCATATAAATTTTGTTCGGATTTGACTCTTTGACTGAAATATACACTAGTTGCCATTATATTATCCTACAAAGAAATCCGTCGGCATTTCAAAGTCAGTGCGAATCTTTTCCCTGAGTCTTTCTATTTGGGCAGTGGCATCATCATACAATTGTCTACCATTAAGAGTGACACCTCCAGGCATTTGCATGCCTTCAAATTTACTCAGATTAGATCCCCATTGTTGTTTAATAAGCTCTGTGGTATATTCTTTAAGCCACATGTCGTTATAAACTTTACCAAATGTTCCTGGATCTACAGTTTTATATGCTTCATAAATTATATATGAGCCGGCTTGAATGTCTTTATCGGAAAAATCTCCGTGAATATAGAGGCGATTCATACTACGCGAATATGTAGTCTGTGGCTCACCGTTTAATTTCATATCAAGCATAGAAAGATATTGATTTAATTGGTCGTAATATGCAAGATCACCGGCGAAGTTTTGCATATCAGCGATATCGTTTAGCATCATTTGATATTTAATATCAAAGAAATTCATTGAATTGTTAAATGAAGAAGAAATTCGGAATAATTTTGATACAAATAGAACATCGTCGGTTGTTTCAATGTATTCTCTTGATACATCGCTGTCACCTACGAGGTGTGCAACATATGTTCTATATGTCGCGTCGGCGTGAAACTCTTGCCAATATTGAATTGCTTCGTCGACCCTATCCTCTAATTGGTCAGGGTCGACGTTGATTTCTATAACAGGCTCACCTAGTCGTCTTAAACAATAATCAATAAGTCCTTGTCTGGTAGTTGGGTTTGCCATGTTAAATTCCTATTTTCTTTTATTTATGATCCTGCGCCGAACAGAGTTTTTAATGCAGTACCAGCAGAGTTATAAATTACAAGAGAAGTAGCACCAGATAGTTCACTTGACGTTACAGTATTTGCGCCTAGTGCAACACTAAGAGTGGCATCAGCCATATTAGTAAATGTTGCAGATCCAGAAACATCACCAGACAATGTCAAAGTCATATCATGAGATGCATCAAGTTTTGTGTTGATGTTATTTTGCAGCGTAGTATCAGCGGATGCTCTTGCACTAGCTTCAGTGTTGATGTTATTTTGCAGCGTAGTATCAGCGGATGCTCTTGCACTAGCTTCAGCATCAATATTACCTTGAAGAGTAGTATCTGCAGCTGCTCTTGTAGTAATTTCAGTACCTAGAGCTGTATCATTTGTTGTATCAACTGCATTGATGAATGAAACGATTTCTGCAAAGGTGTCTTTATCAGCAGTAGAGGCATTGAGGATAGCATCAATTCTTGCATTTTCAGCATCTATGCTGTTCTGCAATGCGGTATCTGCAGCAGCGCGAGCGCTAGCTTCAGTCGCAACGGCACCGTCTGCATACGTATTCGCAGCTGCTTCTGCCGCGTCTGCGTAAGTCTGGTATGCTGTGGTGATAGCTGATTCGCGATCCCCTGTGTTGCTGTTTGCCGCTGCTACTGCTGCATTTGCTTTTGAAGTTGCGTCTGTTGCTGCTGCTGCTGTAGCTGCTGCTTCGGCTGCATTTGCTTTTGAAGTTGCATCTGCTGCTGCTGTTGCAATTGCTGCTGCTTCTGCTGCAACAATGTTGGCCTGTAGTGTGGAGTCTGCAGTTGCTCTTGTAGAAGCTTCGGTATCAATATTACCTTGAAGGGTAACATCTGCTGCCTGGAGATTTGTGATTTCGTTATCACGAACACTTTTAAATTCTTGACCAATTCGTTGTGCTAAATTTACCATTATAGTTCTGCCTCAAATTCTGCGACGGTACCTGAAAAGCCGTCAAGGTTTGCTTGGATTTCCGCTGCTTTAAAATCAACATAGTCAGTTACCTGTTGACCTACTGTACCGTAAGCATACGTTACTCTTAAAGATAAACCATTGTAATCATCTAGTCCCGAAATGCTATTTAGATTTGATGTGAGATTTTCTAGTTTGAGTTCTGCCTGAATAACATCGCCATTAACAACTACTATATTCCAGTAATTGCCGCTTATAGCAACGTTTGAAGGTGTTACCGATCCGTTAGAGATTAGTAACTCTTCTGTTTCAAAGTTAATACTTTCGACACCAGACTTTGAAACTAAAATCCATGCCGATGTGGATTCTACCCAACGAAACGTTGCAATCCCAGCACCGGCGGCAGGATCTGCTATTGCATCAAGTACGGTAACAACCATACTGTCATGTTTAACTGCAATTGCATTTCTAGCTGCTATGGTAGCAACAGTCTTGTTTGGGCCTTTGTATAAAATAACTGCCATTTTTTCTTTCCTTAGTTAATTAAAGACATTTCAAAATCATCGATGTCGCCAATATTGGTTAGCGAGAATGTCCCATCAGGTAATTCAGAAGCTGCTGTAACCAAAGCTATTTCAAAATCTTCTACAGTACCTGCGCTAAGTGCCTCCGTAAGATTATCAAGGTTAATATTATCAAGGTTTATATCGGACGTAACAGTAATCAGATCGAGTTTTGACACAATATTTGAAAGTGCTGTAGCTACTTCTGCAAACGTATCATACTCCACAGGCGCGCCTGTTGTCAACTGTGTTAATTGAACATCTGCCTGTCTTTTTACTATAGCCATTTTATAATCCTATTTAACCTCATCGGTATTCATCAATGAGTTATCAGGGGACCTAAGCCCCCTGATAATGCTTCAATTATGCAGGTGTGTATGCGTACTGTACAACAACTGCTTTACCGTCGAAGTCGCCAGAAGCGTTCGGGGCAAGGTTGTATACAGTGGCAGATCCACCAACTGTTGCAGGAATGTCGTAAGATACAAAGTTAGCATCTGTGTGACGTACTGTACCGAAGTTGAACAATACACCATCTTTAGGAGCATGTGTCAACGTGATTGCATCGGCTGTGACCGTAAGGATCTCAGTGATGAATCTTGCACCGGCAAGGAGCAGCGCCGCATCCATTTCTGTTTTACTGTAAACAGCAAGGTTTGTACGAGCAGTACCAGCATCAGTAACACCGGAAAGGTTACCTAAGCCAGTTGTGAGTGTTTCATCAGCATTCGTACGAGCTGTAGCTTCTGCAGTAATGTTAGACTGAAGTGTAGTATCTGCAGCAGCACGCGCTGTTGCTTCTGCATCGATATTGCCCTGCAATGTAACGTCGCCGGCAGCACGAGTAGTTGCTTCTGCACCGATGTTGGACTGCAATGTAACGTCTGCGGCAGCACGAGCTGTTGCTTCTGCAGTAATGTTGGACTGCAGTGTTGTATCAGCTGCTGCGAAGTCAGCTGCAACTTTAGCAATAGAACCTACACCAGAACCGTTAATGATATCAAGTGCATCTTCAACTTCAGCAAGCGTATCGTATGCAGCAGTAACTTCACCGCGAATTTCTGCTTTAGCTGCAGTTACGCTGTTAGTGATAGCTGTAAGAACGTCATCGCCAGTGCCATTTACGTTGATGTAAGTAGCAATTTCGTTGAGTGTGTTAAGAGCTTCTGGTGCAGAATCGATGATGTCTGCGATCTCTTTACGGAACGAACCAACTGTAGATGAATCAGAGTTGATTACTGCAACTAAGTCTTCAAGTGTCTGGAAGTCACCTGCTTCGAAGGCAGCAAGAATGCCGTCAGCATATGACTGAGCAGCGGTATCACCAGCAATACGAGCAGCTGTTTCTGTTGAGATTGCTGTTGCATTGACACCTTCAGCAGCAGTTGCACGAGTAGTCTCGGCAGTAATTGCAGAGGCATTTGCAGCTTCAGCGGCACGTGCGGTAGAAGCTTCAGCGGTAATTGCAGCAGCATTTACGCCTTCTGCCGCAGTCGCGCGGGTGGCTTCTGCAGTGATGTTTGACTGAAGTGTAGTATCGGCAGCCGCACGAGCTGTTGCTTCATTGGTGATTGCAGTAGCATTTACACCTTCTGCAGCAGTTGCGCGGGTGGCTTCTGCATCGATGTTACCCTGTAATACGACGTCAGCAGCTGCGCGAGCAGTTGCTTCATTAGTAACACTTGTAGTGATTTGGGCTAGGTCTGTTACCAGTCCGTAGATGGTATTCTTATGTCTTTGTAAAACGGCCATTTATTCTTCTCCTAAGAATATTGTATTAACTGCAAGAGCTATTTGCTCAAGTTAGAGGAATTGATGGCTAATTCCTTAACCAGACAACGTATTTCTTTCATGATAGGCTTCATATTATTATTATATTCATTCAAAGCTTCATCATATTCAGTCTTATTTATGTCAATAAAAATTTTGTCTTTCTTTTTAATTATATTATATTTCTTCACCACTTTTAGCCATGCAATAAAGTAGTGATCCCTTAAAAGAATCATAAGATCATACCACCTAAGCTAAAGTGATATAAGATAGTACACAATAATTATAATCTAAGTTATCTTCCGCGTCAAACAAAACCTTAGTTTTATCCTCAGACAATGTACATGTGACTTCGTAAAAAACATTCGTATGAATGCTATCATAAATCTGAGCCATATTAAAAATTATATCACCCACCGCAGAACTAGGTAGAGTAATCTCATTATTAAGTATTGCCGTTCTTTCAATAGTCTTTGTAGTAATTAAACTTTGTAGAACTTTTAAGTCCACATAGGCTTTAGTAGCCGGATGATAGTCATCCGTAGGTGCATATTCGGTCTGGTTGTTTAGTTGTATAACGTTGGATGCAGTTAAAGGTTTAACTTCCCCGCTTGGCCTCTTGAAATATAGTAGGGAGTCGGCCATATTAAGCGCTACTTCCCCGACTTCTAGTACTTCTGGGTCGGGAATTTTCCCTGGAACGTTACTACGTTTTAGTTTAATAATTAATTCTGACATGATTTAGTCCTAAAGTATATACTTCATTATTTGCAAAACTATATTCTATATAGAATATAGATTATATATCTAATATAAAGTGGCGTATTTAGAATTCGCCGCCGTCATAAACATTTGACCAGTAAGGTATACCGTCTTCTGATACCATTAAAGATTGACCTGCAGTGCCTATAGGTAATACAATCACTTCGTCTGAGTCCGAAGCAAAGATCATATCGCCCTTAGTATATGATACTATTCCTGTACCACCATTAGCCGGAGATATAGCTTCTGCATTATCCTGCAAACCAGCTTGAATACCACCGGGTTTTATTGATACTATCCCGTCACTATCTACTATAAAATACGTAGCATCGAATTGTGCGCCCCCGAGCTCAGTAGTACTGGCAGGAACTAGAGTTATTGTTAAAGCGTTATTATCAGCATCTATACTTGTGCTAATACCATCAGCACCAAGAATAGATAAGTTATTATTAGTAAGAAGTTTAAGTAAATCTGTTCCCTGATCAGCCGACAGATTTATAGAGAAAGCCTGATCAGCATTCTTTAGGTCATTGGCAGAAATTGTACCAAGAGTAACAGACTTCGCCTGTATAGATGTTTTAGTTCTAAGAGAGCCTGTTAACTTTGCCATATCAGATTCTAGTCACGCTTGGGGTTAATTCAACTTGGCCTTCAATAACTCTAGTAACTGTTCCGGATGGGCTGACAACTTCTACATCGTAAACATATCTTCCAGCTTTCATCGCATTCGATTGTGCTGCGGATAAAGAAATATTTAAAGTATATAGCTGTGATACATCCAATTCTACAGTAAAATCTACTGCAGTAAGGGAGTTATAGGTTTTTCTTATCTGTCCGTGGTATGTGAATGTCGACAGGTCAACGGCATTACCATCGCCATCTATAACATCTACAGACGCTTCGAATTCAGACCCTTGGTCTACTGTAAGATTTGCATAGATTGCCATAATGTTATCCGCCGTTAATAGTTTGTGTTAGTCTTATTTATAGGAGTTTTATTTATAAATATTAGCTAATTTAGGTTGAATATCGAAAATATTAAAACCTCTAATTGAATTCATTATTTCCGTATGTGATATAAACTTATTTGTCAGACCTAATCTAATATCTTCTGGAAATGATTCTACTTTTCTTATATTTTCAAAGTCGTTATGCCAAAAAGGAAGTTCAGAAAATGCTATTTTTTTCAAAGTTAAAGGATCTAAAGATTGTATTGATTGTTCATTGGGGTAGTTTAAGATATTATTGAATATTGTGACTGAAACATATTCTTTATTTTTAAAATAATCTAATATATCAGATAAAAGAAATATGTTATACAAAGAAACGCATACATTTATAACAACTTTATTTCCAGTTTTTTTATAGAAATTCTCTAAGTTTTGTATAGTATCTTCAAATGACCCTCCTCGGATCCAGTCATAAGTTTTATCTATACCATCAATACTAGCGCCAGCCTTTATATTTGGAAGAAGTTTTAACACTTCATACCATTCATCGGATATTCTTTGAAAATTGCTTGTTATAATAACTTCGCATTTAGGATTTACTTTAGATAGCGCTTTTAAAATTTTAAGATTATTTTTATCAGCAAACGGTTCCCCGCCTTTAATTTGAAGATATTTCAATCCAGGTAAGACTTTAATAACTTTATCAATAGCCGAATCTGATAATTGAAATGATGAGTGAATCTGTCTGTCAAATTTAGATTCTATCTTTCTCCACTTAGAGCTAAAATAACTGGAACATGTGACGCATGTTTGATTACATGTGTTGCTTGTGGTTAATTCTAGATATGAAACTTGAAGCGTATCATGTATTTGTTTCTCATTATAATTATTAATTTCTGTCCAATATCCATCTATAGCTTTCCAGCAGTGCAAACACTGAGGAAGTTTTTTTATACCTTCGGATTTCATAATATTTCTGACATGAGTATACTTGTCACCCAAAAAGAATTCTTGTAAATCATCTACATCATCTATATGTGTTTTAAAATATTCCCTATCACTTGTTGCACAGCATAATGTCAATAATCCAGATGGATCTACGGTAATTCCTAAAAATGGCGCATGACATAACATTTTCTGTTTACAATCCTAAAAATCTGTGTATAATAGAAGTATCACTTCTGGGGGAGGAGAGGTATACTACTCATAACTTTCTAATAACCAATTGGCTATCTGTCTATTGATCAAATGATCAGCTTTATCATAATTATAGGTTGTCATCGGAATGCTATCAAGTTCTGCCTGAAGACTAGTATGAATCTCCTTTAACTTTTCCGACGGCAAATTCCATATAGCGCAATCGGCAGGATAACGAATAGTATTATACCACAACTTCACATGATGTTTATCGGTCCATTTAACAAATTCTACCATTTCATCCCAATTTTGTCTCATTGGGTTAACCATGATAGACAAGTCTCGATTTCCATCTTTACAATATTTATTAAAGATTTCAAAGTTCTTCATAAGGACTGACAGGTCACCATTAATTCTGATTTCGCTATAGCGGTCGTGTAAGAGACTGTCGATAGAAATATTAATATGAATGTTGCACATATCCATAATTTTTTGAACACGCTTATTGTACACTGTACCATTTGTAGCAATGTTTACTTTTAGACCAGGATTTAGTTCTGCAACGTCTTCACAAATATCAAGAACAATCTTTTGTGCAAATGGTTCACCACCATTAAATCGTAGCTCTTCGAGATGAGGAATAAACTCCCTAAGCTGTTGTCTAAATTCATCTGTATAAATTTGTGGAAGAGGCGGAAGCTTATCACGGTTCTTGCGAATACCAGAACTTAAAGTTCCAGAACACATTACACATTCGAGATTACATTGATTACTTAACTCAAGTTCCATCAGGCTTGGATATTTTTTTACTGTAAATTGGTCGTATGCTTTAGCTAATGGCCAAACACCATTATCAATATCTTTTTTACACTCAGCACATTTACCTTTAAAAATATCGTTAGCAATATTGTCTCTAATCTGTTGGTATTTTTCACCAAACCAAATATCGCTTATAGAATGAGTAGGGCTCCAACGATCAATAGCTCCCACCGTTAACCAGCACGGCGCTACCGTTCCATGGACAGTAAAGTACATATTGTTAACTGGGGCTTTGAAAAGAGCCATAAATTATCTCACTCCAATCAGGAAAAACTTCCTTAAAGCTTTCATTTCTAATACTATCTACCAATGTGGTTTCTTGAATAAAATCTTCAGTAAGATCCTCGCCATCTTGCATCATATATGAAAGAATGTTAACCATAGATTTATTATCTTTATGTTTCTCATAAACCTTAGACTTACTATACGCACTAAGATTTTTTATGCACAATCGTTCAGGCCCATGTAAAATATTTGTAACAACCCTTATGTTGTTTTCTTTTGCCCATTCCAAAGTTTTATCAAAGTTCCATATGCTATAGTTGTTTACTGTTGGATGTAGATTTACATAAAACTTTTGGTTATCATTAAAGAGTTTGCAATTATGACTTACAGTTTCCCAAACAGTACCTTTCCTTTGGTATTCCGCTCTAGAGCCAATATCGTCAACACTTAATCCGATTCTAACAAATTTAAATTTCTCTAGTTGGCTTAAGATTGATGTATTTACTTTACTACCATTTGTTGTTATATTGATTGCAATATTTTTAGCATATTCTGATTGTGATAATATATCAATTAGCTTCCTAGCTTCGGGACTTACAAATGGTTCGCCACCAGTAAACTCGATCTGAATAAGATTCGGAACTATTTTTTCAAAGAAGTAATCTTCATTTTCAGTATTTAATATTTTATTAGAAAGGTAATATGATTCATCTGGTATATCATAACCTCTAAATGCTTTATCTTCTTTTAGTATGAGACTGCTGTATGAAAAATCACACATACGGCATTTAAAATTACACACATTACTAAGTTTTAAATCTACAACTCTAGGTGGTTCAGCATAGGTTGTAGAATAGTCTTTTGGATCAATTTGT